TGGCTTACCATCTAAAATAAATGTTAAGTCATAAACAAAGTATTCGCCTGCTGCTCCACCCAAATCTGGTAATGTTTCTGCATAACCTGATGCCACAAAATGTGGTTGATTGTTTGATGCAACTTCATTGCCGTATGGTGCAAATGTTAATTCTACTTGTGCACCTGGTGTTGCGTACAGAGAAGACCATAATGAGGCTGCTGCCACATCTTGGAATCCTGTAACTTGACATGTAAAGTCTAAATTATCTTCGTAGTTTCCAAAACCCATTTCGCCAACAGCAGAAGAGAATTTTACACTCTTTACTGCACCTGCGTAATCGACATCGTCTAAACTGAAAATAATACTTTTGCCTTTAATGCGTGACATATTAATTTCCTCCTGTTATATCTATTGATATATTAATGTTTGTTGCTAAGTAGACTGCGTTATTTATGTCTAACATAAATGGTTTATCTACTGTTAATTTTGTTACCTTGGCTTGTTCCCATATGGCAGGAATTAAAGTTTCTAATGTTGTGTCCAAGTTTTCTGTTTCTTTTTGGTTTGAAGCAAAAGGAGTGATAACTTGAACCTTCCAATTTGATTTATAATCTGGTTCATTATATTGATCTTCATATACTGTTATGAACTCTGTATCAGGTTCAATAATTGCACATGGAGTTGTTGGTCTTTCTGGTACATATTTATATACCCTGGAAATTCCACCTAATATAATTCCTGATTCTAAATCATCTCTAATTTCTGCAATGTTCATGCAAATCTCACCATATAACGGTTTAGAAGAGGATATACACCAACGAGTGGGTCTCTAGCAATTCTGATGGGGGCACCATCATAAGTTGCATATTGTGAAACACCCATTGGTGCACTTCTGCGATGATAAAGTTCAGATCCAACTTCTAGATAACAACGCTTTAGAACATGAGGAGGTACAGTAACAGATTGCACATAAGATGCAATTAAGTCTCTTGCTGTATCCCAACATTCTTCAACAAAAGTATCGTCAATGTCGCTTGAGCCTACATAGGCTTTTAAATCTGTCCAGTCCATCGTAATCTCCTATTCTTTAATTAGTAACCAGCAACTCCACCAAAGCGTGTTGCAGCCAATGGTTCTCCTGCAGCAATTGCAAGATATCCATAAACTGAAAACGAATTAGTAAGTCCTGTAATCTCTTCGTCGTTTAGACGGAAAGGTGCTCCTGCTGATTCGTATGTTGTGATTGCTGCAGAGTTCATTGCGAACATTGCATCGTTGTTAAGTGCTGGATCAAGTACAACTGGAAGACCAAGGATATTTCCTGTAAGTCCTACTGGGTTGATTGAACCAAATGTGTTAACTGTTGCACCAACATTTGAAAGAATTGGACGGCTTGCACCATCTACAGCCTTTGCAAGGTTTTTGAATACTGTCTTGCCAACCAAAAGAACTTCAAGTGCACGACCTGAATTTTGGTTAACTTCTGAAGCAGCATCTGCTAAAGCCTCAAGAATGTCATCAACATCCCATGAAGCAAGGTTTGTCTGGTTGAAAGAACCTTGTGTTGCAGTAATCTTTGCGATTGCTGCTGCGTTTGTTGCTGCTGCATACTTAGCAACCATTGCACGGAATGCTGTGTCAACATAGTTAACGCTTGAACGTTCTACTACTTGACGAGACATATCTGTGTATCCACCGTATGTATTGATTGGAGCAGTTGCTGAAGTAAGAGTTAACTTACCGTAAGAAAGAGTGTCTCCTTCTGCTGCTTGTGCACCAACTGCAAGTGTGTTTGTGTTTATTACTGGGTATTCAACATTGTTTCCATCTGCAGGTAATGCTGATGAAGAAAGTGTGTTGTATGTTGGTCGTCCGCCATCAAGAATACGAACTGTATCTGAAACCCAAGCATTTTTCATGATTGAGTCTGCTGTGTCTGCTCCTGTAAAACTACGGTGAGCATCAAGATCTCCTGCTGCTACTGCTTTTACATATTCTCCGTATGAACGGAATTGTGGTGCTGAAGTTGAAGGTGCTTTTTCTGATGTAATAACATCTAAACGACGTTCCAACTCTTCTGCGTGATTACGTACTTCTGCAATAGCATTAGTGTAATCAATTGTTTGATTTTCCATGGATATTTCCTCCTGATTATTTTCTTCTCTAACTTCCGTTACAGAAGCATTTTCATAAGCGGGAAAAGCAACTAAAGAAATTTCTTTTAGGTTAACTTTTTTGCGTATGATAGTTTTATCCTTTTTTTCATCAATTACAGGGATAAAGCCTACTGAGAATGAACGAATTGCACCGTCTTTAACTAATGCAAGTGTTTCATTTCCCAAACTTGTTTCTGAAATTTTGGCTCTAATTGATAAGCCTTCATCAGAATCTTTCATTTCTGTCACAAGACCAATAATGTCTTTGTGATCACGAAATAGTTTAACATCAGCGTTTAGATCTACAGCACCTTTTTCAAAGCGTTCAGACCATCCACCACCAATGTCAATTGTATTATCATAAGGAACAGCAATACCTGAAACTTCACGAGTCTCCTGGTTTGTTTCCCTTATTTCAAATGAGCGTGTAATTATGTTTTCCATATTCATTACTCCATTTTATGCTATAGGTTGTGTAACATCTTGAGTCTGATCAACAGGTGGTTCACTGGCTAATGCTGGTAAATTTTCTGCTGCTCTTATTTCATCAACTGTTAAAAAGTTGTTTGTTAAACCAATTGCATATGATTGATATCTGATTAATTGATTTGGACGCAAAAATTCAGTTAAATTAAACTTTGCATATTGTCCTCTTGGCAATAAATCAGTTATTGCTTGCTGAATACGAACGATGTATTGTTGTAAACCATCTTCGTACAACTTATTTCTGTCTTCGTTACCGTTGACATATGTCATTCCTTGACCTTCAATACCCATACCCATATAAAGAGTTGGCACACCAAACATTGTTGCAATTTGACGTGTAATGTATTTTTGGTTTTCTAAGAATTGTGCTTCTTCTGGACTTAATGAAATATTTTCATATTTTAAACCAGATGAAAGTACAGCGACACTTCTCTCTTGCTGAGATTCAATGAAAGCCTTTTTATTAGACTTTGCAATATCTTCAGAAAGAAATTCTGTTGTTGACAATGTTCCAGTTGGAACTGCTGCAGTGCGAAACCAATTATCTGCATAATTGTGAAGATCTAATGCTGATCTTAATACTGCTTTATGTCTTTGTATTGGTCCTTCACCAGTTAATTCATTTAATCCTGGTTTAGACCAAAGTTTAAGATGAACTATATCTTTGCTAGTGTAATTTTTTGAAACACCATAGTGTGAACTAATTGAATAAGTAATTCTACCTAATGAATCTTGTGTAATGCCTACACTTTGTGGATGCAATACTTCTATGTTAACTATTCCTCTTGGTCCCCTTGAAATTTTCCAAAATGCATTACCTGTTAATGCCATGTGAACAAGAGTTTTACCAATCCATTCTGCTTGTGAAATATTGTTATCAATGTCTGGTGTTTCCAACCAAGCAGGTGAAGGAATATTTTCTGAACCTCTATGAACCTGAACTGGAATTTGCATAATTGCTGTTTCCAAAACAGAAATCGCTCTACTTACTGGAACAAGACTTAGTGCAGTAGATTCATTTACAATTAACGATTCTCTTGCAGGTGGAAGGATTGAACGATTGTGTGTATCAGGAACAAATGGTTGAGGTTCGTATACCTCTGTAATTCTAAATCTATCTAATAATCCCATTTGATCTCCTTTAGAAAACCATTTGTTGTGGTGTTTGATGATTATCAACAAACCAAATGGCTAGTACTGTCGCAATTGCAGCGTCAATATCTGTGGCTGAATCTTTTCTAGTAATTTTCCAAGACTCACCTATGTTTTTGCGAACTGCTCGCTGCATTTGCATAGATACAATCTCGTCTTTTGGATGAGAAAGTTTCTTCATCATAATTCTACTGTATGCGTTGTTTGATGCATTAATTAAATCTTTATTTGATGTGGTTTGTACCCTAAAACCTCTTTGTTTCATAGTATTTGCTAAATCTGATAATACATAGCCATCCATAATAAATGGACAACCCCACTTTTGTAATTTAACACAAGCATTAAGTAATTCATCCATATTAGTATTATTAAATGCTGCTACTAGTTCTGTTGTAATGGTACCGTCGTCGTTTAGGTCAGCAGTTATTATTGAAGCATAATCCCAACCAGGAGTTCTATCAATAGCAAAGACTTTAGGGTTCTTAACTGTTCCATATGAAAGACTTTGCCATGTTCCAACTGGCAGCCAAGCATTCATTGATGAAACAAACTGATTTAATCTATATCTTCTTGCATCTGCTTCAGGCATAGTAGATATCTCATTCTTTACAGACTCCCATGACAAAATACCAGTTGCTAATTGAGGGTTTGCCCTTTTAATAGCAATCTCATCATTTAATTCACAACCTAACGGTGCTTCCCAACAAAAGAATCCAAACCTTTCAAACTCTTCATCCCCATCCATTGCTTTAGATCCACGCTCATAAAGATTCTTTAATAGATTAGATGTATCATCTCCAGCAGTAGTAATACCAATAATAATGCCATCAGGACGTGTAGCAGAACCCAAAGACATCGCTGTCCAAACATCCTCATTAGCCACATGCAATTCATCAAATATAACCATAGAAGGATGCAAACCTTGAGCAGTAGCAGACTTAGCAGCAATAACTTTATAAACACCACTACCGTCAGCAGTCCACAAACCCCTATGCTCAGTTGATCTAGAGAACAAGGTTTTTAATAACTCTGAGTTCTGCACTTGATGCAAGAGTCGTCTATAAACAATCTTTGCCTGATCAGAACTAGCAGCAACAGATACAACTTCAGGTGCAGGCTCATGAATAAGCATTCCATACAAAGCAAACAAAGCACCAAGTAAAGATTTACCATTCTTTCTAGGCATAGATATAATCACTTGCTTATATCTTAATCTTCCTGCCTTATCTTTCTCATGATAATCATCTGGATATCTTTCAAATACCGCTCTAATTAACCACTTTTGCCATTCAGTTAATACTAATTTTTCATTATGTTTCTCAGGTAAATGCCATATACCCTGGGCAATATTAATAATCTTATCGCCATCAGTAATGAAATTTTCACTTAATGGATCAGTATAATGAGTTGGTTTCCAATCCATTTATGCCCCTTTTGCAATAGCGTTCAGCATCTCCTGTGGTGTCATTGCAGTATCTTCCCTACGATTATTTAATAATCCTAAGTTACTTAATAAGCCAATAAGGATTGGTGCCACCTGATGTCTTCTATCAGGCATCTGATCCATGGTTTGAGCAAGCATTACTGCCTGTGTTGCCGCACCAAGATCTGCTTCTTCCAACCATGTTGCTGTTTGAAGTGATCTCTTAACTGCTTCTTCTAATGTGAAATCAAGTTGTAATGGTTCCCCATTATCTTTAATTAATCTTGCTAAACGTGGTCCCTGAGCACCATGTATTCCTGTTCTTGCCATTATATTTTCTCCAATTTACTATTTATACTATCTTCAACTTTGAGTAAAGGTTGCGGGATATCCAT